TTCAAACACTTGCTGGAACGTGGCAGAGATCTGCGCTCTACCGGGGAAGTTAATCGTTTTGCTCCACTCCGGGCAAACCCATTTGTAAGTTGCTGTTTCATCTGGCGGAGACCAGTCAAAGTTTTCAGCTCCGCCTCTTGCGTCTAAAAACGCTTCGATTTCACCTGCACCTTCTTCGGTTACATCCCAAACCAATGACCACGATTTGGGGTTCTGGTTCAAGCCATACGTGATTCTTTGTCCGTACCCGTCTCCGAACTGCACGTTGCGGACAGATGGTTGGCTGCTTTTGCTTGCGCCAATTAACGGGTCATAAGAGGGGAAAGTAGCCATTAGCGGGTAAGAAGTCCTCCGGGTCGCTTCTGTTTAATCAATTCTGCCTGTACTGCCGCTCCAATCAAGCGCCCAAGTTGATCGGCCCGACTATCGTCGCCTTGGACTGCAGTGCCCTTAGCGTCAACGTTGACCACAACATTACCGACCTCACCAGAACTCTCAACCCCTAACCTGCCGCCCGGCCCACGCTTAAGCGGAAGTATCGCCTCAGGGCCTGCTTCTCCCATAAGCCCAAAGCGCCCTGCGCCTCCGTCGCCATAAGCGAACATTGTTGGCTTGTTGACAATGCCGCCCTTCGCGTAAGGGATAATTCCATTTTTTGCGAATACTCCACCATCAGCAAATCCACTATTTCCGCCTGGGTTAGGACCGCCAAGCCCAATCTTGCCCCCCGGATTAGCGCTAGTCCCCATAGCAAACATACGTGCAATACCTATCGCTATGTATTGAGTAATCATCTGCTTTGCTGCTTGCATCAACATGTCCGCGATCGTTCTTAAGAAGTCAGCAAAAGCTTGCTCTGCTGTTTTCGTTCCTTCGACAAGTCCGGTAATTCCGTCAAGCAGCCCGTTTGTAAATGCGTCTGCAAATGGTTTAGCGGCTTCAAGCGCTCGATTGTAACGTGATTGAGCAAGCTCAAGCTGCTCTAACCCCGCTAAAGCCTCTGAATTTTTTTGTATAACTGCATTTAGCTCGTCTATTCGCGCCTGCCTGTCTTTAGTAGCTTCAGTACTTTCTTTCCCTTTAAGCTCTTGTGCGGCGCGTTTTAAATCATTAAGTTCACGCTCCAACGGCAGCAAAGCAGCTGTGCGGCGCTCCAGCTGCTCAAGCGCAAGCACCTGTTCTTGAACTTGCTGAGACGTGCCAAACGGATCTTGCATACCCAGAGCAATACCAGCCGACTCGTTCGCTATTCCTCTCCTAAAGTCTTCTCCGCTTCTACTGATACCATCTATCTGGGACTGTTGAGCTAACTTAATTCTGGCTCGTTCCAACTCAAGCTCTCTTTCTTTGTTCCGCATCTTCTGCCCAGATGCGTCTAACAGCATTTGCTGAACTTGTAAATCTTTTTCAGACAATCTGATATTTTCTTCTATAAATCCTTGCTTTCTCCCAATAAACTGCAACTCTCTGTCAATAGCTGCAAGCCTGCCCGCATCTAATTCACGAGCTTCGACTGAAACGTCGAGCAAGCTAATTGCGGCGGCGTTAAGTTTCTTTTGACGCTGCTCTTCTTTGCGCTGTGCCAAGTCAGCTCTACGTCCGTCTTCTTCGTCCTTTTTACCCCGCTCTTCTTTAGCTTGGTTGACTATTTTTAGTAGTGCAAGTTTTCGTCTTAATTTGAGTACTTCTTTACTTACTCCTTTTTCAATTTCGCTTTGAATTTTTGAATCTAATTCTTTGCTCTTAACGGCAAGTGCGGCTTGAAGACCTTTTCGTGTTGTTAGGTCTAACCCTGACTCCTCTATCTCTAGCTGAGCTTGAAGTCTCTGTAGTTCCGGTTCGTTTCTTGCGACCTGCGCTTCCTGAATACCTGCCCTTATTCGAGACTGAGCTGTTAACTCTTTTTCGATTGCTAGCTCTCTTTGACGTAAAATTATTCGGTCTTCAAAAGGTTTCATGTCTTCTTCATAGAAGACCCCACCGCTTTCTTTAATGAAAGACTGCCTAGCTGCTTTAAGTTCTTGAAGTTGAGGGTCTGAAGTGTTAGCAATACCAGCCCTAAGGTCATTATCTCGAGCTAAATTGTCAATAATTCCACGCAAAAAGCCTGTTTTGTTGATTAACTCAGCTACAGCCGCACTAATTTGAGTAAGAGTTACCGCAAACGTATTTCCCAGCTCTGCCGATTCTTCACCAAACTGCTTAAGGGCGCCTACACCGCCTTCGCCAATTTGAATCGCAAGCTGTTCACTGGCTGCTTTTAAAGCTGCTTCTGCTCCGGCGACTTCTTCTAACTTCTTGATTAGTTTTTCAAACTCTGTTCCACTTTTGCCAGCCGCATTTACTACTGCGTCAAGGTCTGCCGTTAGAGGGTTTAAAGCTTGCCCAAGCCTTGCAATAGCTCCAACTGCTTGGTCAATTTGCTGGCCGATAGCACTGCCGAAGATTTGACCGCCAAAGCCGCCTGCGCTGCCTGCCACAGCACCCAATACTGAGGCAGGGCCAGCTCCAAACAGCAGTGGGAAACCGATGGCCGCTCCAAGGCCGCCGCCGCCGCCTCCTCCTCTCCCTCTACGCCCACGTCCAGGCCCACGCCCAGCCGCTTCAAGCCGCCGCCTTTTGCGTAAAATGCTTTGTTTAACTCGCTCTTGCCTAATAATCTCCTTATTTTTTGCAACCTCTTCAGCCTTTAAATTTAAAAGTCGGTTATTTTCTCTGATTGACTTTGCGTCTAAACCTATTGATTTTTGCTGTAAATCTATTAAAGATTTTTCAAGCTGCAATTCATCCCTTTTAATCGCCAGTATTCGCTTGATTCGCCCTTCAACAGCTGATGACTGGCCACGAAAAATGGACTCTGGCTCAGCTAATGGCGTCGGCCCAAACTGAGTTGTTGAGCCAAACTGAACGCCTGGCTCAGGCCCAATAGGACTAGAAAACTGAGTGCGACTTGCTGCCGAGCCTGGTCTCACATACCGACCAGCCATACTGCCGCCAGGCTGACGCCCTGGCACAGCAGCAGCGTTATACCTTTTTAACGCAGCTGTCGCACCATCACGCTGTCTAATTTCATCCGCAATTAACTTATTTGTCCGCTCTTGCGCTCCATTCGCGTTTTTTAATGCCGTAACATATTGCTGGATCGCTCTTTTTTCTTCAACCGTGCCTTGCTGAGCACGACCCATCAACTTAGTCGCTTGTGCAAGCTGCTTATTGAAATCTCCTAAAGAACCTGGACCACTCAAATGGTCAATTTGTGTGGCAAGCTGATTAAGGCTTTTTTGCAGCTGCGTAATCTTAGTTACGCCCTTTGCAACAATCTCAATCTCAGCTCTATAGGCCACAGCAGGTTCACAGCGCCTGAATCACATCAGTCTACCTGCGATGACGAGCTTTACGCATTTGCGCCTCTTGGTCCTCGTTCAAAATGTTGAAGTACGCGCTCCAGCCGATAACCTCGTGAGCAGTCATCGACCCTCTCAGCTCTGACAGGCTCATGCCAAGCTCTTTGGCTACACCAAACTGAAGCATGAGCCAGCTGTCTTTGCGAAGTTCAGCGCTTAATTTTTTGGGTCAATGGCCTCTTCGTCGTCATCTGAAAGAACGGCCAGCATCAAAACTTGGAGATCCTTGTCTTTTACCTCGTTCTTCAGCACGTCAATTTCTCCTGCAAGAAAAAGAGCTTGCCCCATTTCATCCCTAGCTTTTGCAATCAAAAGCTGCAAAGCAAAAGCACCTGCATCATCTGACTTGGCTCTTTGCTGCGCTCGCTCCCTCTCAGCCATCGTAAGAGGAGCTACCCACATATCAAAATCCGTTCCATCGGAAAGGGTTACGGTCTTTTTAATGGGCTCAAGATTTGCGGCTTTTTTAAGCCTTTCAATCGCTGACCGTGCCATAAAAAAGAATTTACTTAACCACTACACTAGCACTAAAAAGCCCCCGAAGTCATCGGAGGCTCTTATTGTCTAGCGCTAATTAGCTCTTCGCAAAGTCGAAGGTAGGCGCAGCGGTTGGACGGAAGTTGATCGAAATCGTCTGAGCATCATCTGGCGTCACTGAGAAGCTGGCGGAAGTCAGAACAGCGTCCATTGAAATAGAACGGCTAACAGCATCATCTGGCGTACCAGATGTTACGACTGCATCCATATACAACTTGAACGTTGCGCCCGCTTGGTTGCGCTGCGTAACGTCTTCAATCAAACGAGCCGAAATGCCGGTGTCGTCATCAGTGAAGTAGACCTCAGCTGAGCCCGTACCATCCGCAAAACCTGAGATAAAGGTTCGGAATGGTGCGCTTTGACCCAGCGTGCCGCCGATGCTTGTCACATCGATTTCATCGCGAGTCACCTCAAAATTCCAAGAGCGCACGTTTGCGACTGCTTGAAACTCACTAAAGCTGATCCCAAAAGCACTGGTGCCGTCAGTTCCGTCGTTTGACAAAGTGAGGACCGAACCCCCTGCTGTCGCAGAGAACGTTGCTACCCCAGTAGCCGCTGTATAGGTCTTGATAAAAACAGGCGTTCCTGCGGCCAAACCGCCAGGCAGAGTGCCTCCACCTGTAGTAAACGAAACTTTGTCATTTACTTTAAAGTTGAGGAACGTTCCGACTTTGATTTGATCGCTTCCGCTAGTTACATCTGCAGCCTTAAAGGTTCCAGATGTGCCAGCAGGTTTGTAATAGAGGGCTCCAGAGGTGCCCGAAAGGACGGTAGCCATTCGTAGAAACGGGGCAGGGTGGACTTACGGGCGGAACCCGGCACATACAGTTTAGCGTGGCAACTGCAAAAGCACTAATCCTGATCCTCTGCAACGAAAGACGTGTCTATGCGCCCCACCAAATGCGGACTTGCGTCAGTTGTTGAGAAGATTGGACCGTTGATCGCTCCAGGGCGCAAATAAATACCTGCGCCATCCCTAGTAGAAGCTGTCAAACCCAACAGAGTGGTTACAGCGGTGTCCAAAAGTGTTTGGTTCCTTGCGGGGCCTTTGCCTTTCTCAGTGCAGATGCGAATCACAACACTGCCCCTAACAAAATCTAAGTTGCTTGTGAGTGTTGTTTCGGTCGTAATGCCAAATGTAATATTTACTCGAACGTATTCAGTGGTTGAATTTGCGGGGGCAGCTGTAATGTTGTCGAAGAATACAGGCACTGCAGGGTCAAGCGCTCCAAATGCTGCTTGAAGCGGGCTTTCTATTGCAGCGCGAATCTGTTGATATCTCATGGGCTACGAAGAATATTGGCCATCTCAATCGTGACAGCTTTATCCAAACTACCGCCAGTTACATACTTGGTAAACCAATCTTGAGGTGCAGTCCGTGAAGCGTTGCCTGACCCGCCGCCAAAAATTTCATAACGAGAATGCCGCTTAGACGGACGACGCTGCCCAGACTGCTCCCACTTGCTTAAACCAATCTGCGTTTCAGGCTGTGAAGTTGGTCGAGAAAAACGACTTTCAACCAAATCAGTCGCTTCACCAGCCCACTGGCTGAAATTTGAGATGGTGTAAACAACCCGATCCTTTGCAAAACCTGCCTTGATGGCTTGCCGACCCGTGAGAAGTGGAATATCTAAACGACGAGGCTCTCCACGGCCCCCATCGCCCTTAAAAAAACGACCATCAAGAGTTTCTATTTGCCACGAATTTGAAAATTGACCTGTCCAGCTTGGGCCTTCCTGCTGCAACTCACTAACAACACGATGAGCGGCTCTTAGCGGCCCAAACGTAACAGTAGAAGCTGCAACCATATCCAACTGTTTAGCTAAATCCCAAAAACCGTTTTTTCGCGCCATTACTGCGGCCTCACTACTAAAACGTGCATTACAGGCTTGTCCCCACGAAAAGTCTGTACGTTTAAAATTTTAGCCTCGCGGGTGGCACCTGACTGGCTGTATTGCACCCGATCTGCTTGCGTTGGGTAGTAATCGTCTAGCTCTTCCGCCCCAATGGTTATTTGCAAATCTGTTGTCTGGTAAACACCCTCGTATTCGCGAGAAGAAATAGATTGAATAAACCCCTTGACATCCACATTTGTGTCAGCCCCAGTTACGCTCCCATCGCTAGGGTCGTAAGTACGCGGAGTGACAGTCTTTATGTACGTGATTGACTGACCCCAGTCATTCAAAATGCTTGCAGGGATCGGGGCAAAGACGTCATCAACTAAAGCCATCTCAACCCCTCACAACACGAACTTGATAACCACCACTGCCGCCCAAGCAGTAAGCGCCAAGATAAGACTGCAGCCAAGGGTAAACGTCAAAAACATTATTGACGGTTCCCGTAGCCTGACTAGCAGTGTTGTACTTAACTTTGAGATCACCGAGTTCGACTTCTTCGTATAGCCCCTTATCGCCGGTATTCCCTGTAATTGCGTCCGTGTCATTAGCCAAAGCATTCGCTAACTCAAATGTCGCATATTTAATTTCGTTTGGAATGGCAGTGCAAACTAACTCCACTCGATCAACGTGGTAATTGTTGCGCGGCCAGTTCAGCGCTTGTGACGTGTCGCAGCGATCACCGTAAAAATGCAATGTATCGATCCAGCGGGTAGCTGAGATCAATGCGCGATTTTTCTTGTCATCTTGCTTGTTGTCCCATTGCGTGCTGCTTGGAACGGTCTCAAAATATGCGTCGGCTTCAGCCAAGGTCACGTAGCTGTTGGCTGACGCGCTGCTGAGAGTAGCGTTGATCGTTGCAGCCACGGCTTACTTCCCTACCTTTTTCATTGCCATTTTATGCGCTTC